AGAAAAATCCATATTCTGAGCAAACCAAGCCTTAACGTTTGGTGGCTTAGAATTAAAAATTTGTTCAGTGATAGAATGATCCGAGTTTCCTGTTATCAATACAACATCGTTTCCCATTCTCGATATATGGGAAAAGCAAGATAACAAAAAATCTGTTTTGCAGAATAAAATATTTTTACTGTTATGTAAATAAGATAATTTATTAATTTGTAAAAACTCGCTCATACTTTTTTAATTTCCCAAAGATTGTCCTCAAATGTTGGTGTTGTTCTGGTTGAATCAATACCCCGAGTATCGTAAAATACTTTTTTCTTTTTAATATTTAATTGCTTAATCAATTGGAAGATAGATGTATCTACAACGTGAAGCTCATCAGCCTTCTCAATCACTCCGATCCAATCAAAGATACTATCCGTAACTGGGGTGACCTCTATAATTGGAAGTTTGGTTACAACATCTATATTATACTTACCAGAACTAGAACTTATCATAGATAATGAAAAATTCTTAGGAAGATTTAACTTAGCTTCTAAAGTTTTCTCTCTCTCCAAGTTTCTTTGTATATAAAAATCACTAAACCTTCTACTATATGGCAATTTAACTTGATCATAAAAGGACCTTTCCCAATCAGATCTACAGTTTTCAAAACCAATCCTCAATACATTTTTATTTTTATAATTCTTTATACAATCTGAGTCATCATTTACTAGATCAAAACTAATATCTAAATCTTTATATAATTGAACGACACTAGAAAAATTTATTCTTTTAACAGCAAGGATTATTTCATTAGGAATTTTTTTTCTTAAATTTCTAACTATTGCATTACAGACAATATGATCCCCAAGACCTAAATGATGGTGAATATATAATTGAGTATTATCCATATATTTGGGGTTGATGATAATTATACAAAATAACTTCTGGTGGAAGATACATGCTGGGTAGCTTCATTGAGATAGCGATATTTGTTAGAATGCTTTGATCGTGTCTATGATCCTTAAATCCAGGTAAATTACTAAGGCCACAGGAGTTAGGTATATCCGTCAGTAATCTTTCGTCTTTACAGAGGTTATACCACTTTTCGATTATTGGGGTTGCACCTTTTTTTAGTCCAATTACTCCGGCCTCTAATTGAACTGAATCATGATAGAACTGTGAATCACAACCCATCAAAACAAAGCAATCCCTCTTTGTCCATTCGGAATGCCTATACCCTCTATTCACCAAAAAAATATCAGATGACTCTAAATGCTTTGTTACTAGATCAAAGAAATATCTTGACGGTAAATCTGTTGAATCTAAGTATACTAAAATTTCATCATCTTTTAGTTTTTTAAGTTCTTCTAATATTATATAAGGTTTCCATATCCAATAACCAAATCCCCTCCTGTGTTTAAATAAATTTTTATGTTCCTCTAAAAATTGCATACTTAAATCACATTCACCACAACTAATAAAATTAATATTATAGGACTTTAAAACTTCATTTAATTTTCTTTGGCTGTTGGTAAAGTTCCCTTTTGCAAAAGAAACAACTTTTATTTTACTCATAGTATTACACCACAAATTGGTCCAAAATTAGATGGGTTGTAATTCCTAATCATATACCAAATTATGAATAACCTTTCCATAAAATATCCAAGCCATTTTCTAGTATCAACAGTAGATACAGGTGAATTAGTTTTAACATATGGATGATCTATTAATGTTGATGCATAGCTGACTATTGGCCAAGACCAAGACATGAAGTCTAAGAAAAATTCTTTTCTCATAGCCCAGTAATTTGCAAATAACAAATACTTATCTTCATAAAATCTCTTAGGAATCTCTATATTGAATTTAGACAATACATCCTTTATAAAGTTATTTATACCTGGGTGACAGATCTCTGCCTGCGTGGATGCATTCGATCTAGTTAAATAATAACCCCAGCCACAAAAGCCTCCGGCTAAATTTAACAATTCTTCAAACTTAGCTTTATTTTTAAAAATTATAGGAGTTTTATCTAGTTGTCTGTAGGAAGTAAAACCTACCCACCAATCGCTATCCTTTTTAAATACATCATTCTTGTAAATATGCAAAAAAGCTGCATATTCAGTTAAGCTCAATCTTAAATTAGGATCTCTTAATTCATCACAGTTTGTTAATAAGCTAGGGTTAACCTCTGGCTCTAATCCAAAAGGATAATAAACATCAGTTAGAAATAACTTAGTTTCTTGATCTTTCCTAAAATAACATTGGTATATCATAACTTATCTTTTTAGTTTCCAATTCAAAGTTTCAAAAGATTTAGTGTATACGTCTAATCTATACTTAACTACTTTATTTATATCAAATAGTTCTTGGGTTATTGCGTGTAAATTCTCACCCATCTCTCTTCTCAACTTATGATCAGTTGATAACTTGCTCAGTATTCTTACCCACTCCGTCTTAGGGGCGTCTGGATCTATCAAATATCCTGTTTTACCATTCTGGATAGTGTCATTATAGCATCCAACATTTGAGGCTACTATCGGAACTTTGTATCTACCAGCCTCAGCAACTTTGATATCGGATTTGGAATCATTAAAAGCATTCATCTTCAGAGGTGCAATTGCAATATCCATATTGGCATAGAAAATTCCATACTCATGTGGTCCAACTGCGTAGTGGGTATTCCAGTTTCTTTGACCTCTAAATCCTTTTAGTAGTTCAGCTTTATAGTGTCCCCATACTTTATTCTGCCAATCAGACTTTTCTTTCTCTTCCTTTGGTGGTGGAGGCATTCCATAAAAGTCCCAAATTATATTCTCTCTTCCTACTTTTTGATTAACTAAATGTGGCACAGCAGAAAATATCTTAACGTCTGGATTATGGTGGATTCCTCCTGCCCAACCGATTCTAACTGCCTTGGATTGGCTTCTAGGGACGTTCCAGCAAGGTAAATTATAGTCTATGGCATTCTTCACTACGGCTAAAATACCCCTACAGAATGGTTTTATACGCTCTGCAAACTTAACTTGGGTCACAGTTACTAAATGTGAATTATAATATAGATGTTTAGTTAATTCACTTAAACCTTGGTTCTTGTATACATCAATTAAATGATGTTCTTCATAAAGCTCAGTCAACAAATCATCTGTATCGAAATGAACAAACTTACCAGCCTTTAAAGCTATTCCCTGAACTCGTGCTGTATATGGTCCACCATAATTACTTATGTTATTTATAAGAACTACGTCAGCCCATTTCATATCCTCTGGCGCTTCATCATTTTCTGCACCAGGATACTCAAATTTTCCAGTTTGAATATTTAACTTCAATGGGTTATCATCAAATTTAATATCAACTCTATCTGGGTAGAGTTCTTGTAGTTTATGGTAAGGCATTAGGCTTCTGTAATAAGCACAGCCGCCAGTATTAGGATTTACAACAAGGATTTTAAGTTTATCTATCATACGTATCATTATAGTCATTGATACGTCTGAAAATAAAAAAACCCTCCCAAGGATATTATCCAAGGGAGGGTAAAGCTTACTTGCCCAGGATCAAACTTGAGCAGGGGCTGTAGGTGGCGGTGGCTTCGTAGTAGCATCTACAGGCTCGGGCCGACTATGCGAAACACCCAAAGCCTTTGCAACGCTTACTAGAGCACCTACAACGTCTACATTACCATCATAGGGCACAACTGCTGCAATAGCATCCTTATAGTTTTGACGCTTTCTCTTGGAGATTAGGGCTAGAATAACTTCTAGAACCGCCAATTGAGGAACAAACGTCTTGGCGATAGATGCTGCCATTGCTAAAATATCCAGAATCCAAATACTCGTTTCATCTGGAGTAAGATCAATTCTGGGAGCATCTGGCTTTATAAGCTCATCTGGTGCAAAGACGAAATGCTTACCTTGCCACTTAGGATTATCCTTAAGCTTAATGGGAAACATATCATCCGGGATCTCAATGATCCTTGCATCAGATATCAAATCTGGGCTGACCAAGCTATCAGTGGTAACTACTGATAGCCCATCCAATCCAGAATCAGTAAGAAACTTGCAACTTGGTAGTATCGCAAGGATAGCTACCATTGCTAAAATCATGAACTTCTTCATACTTGAATCTCCTTTTTAAACTTCTTCTCACCCATATCATCATCCTTAGGTGATGAGGGTGCAATACTAGTAGTATCCAAGGACACCCTCAGATATTCTACTACTCTCTTCCCTTCGTCATAATCCCCTACCTGAATTGATCCATGAATATCGTGAAGAACTTCCATCCAAATCTTAATCTCTCGATCAGATCCGGCAGGGGTCTTCTTGATACGGAAAGTAGATTGGTCGTAGTTGTTAAACTCACCACTCTTTCCAAGCTCAAGAACAAAATCATTACCTTTCTTCAAAGAAAGGATGTTAGTATTCTCGGGATCGGATTCATCCAACATATCTAGATTGAATAGACCGTCAAGAACCTTCTTAAAGACCTTTTGGCCGGTAGAAAGAATCTTAACAGCACCCGTGGTATCGTCAGCCTTATTTTCCATATGGCGGCGATCCACGACATTCATGTAGTAACGTGGAGTTCCCTTAATCTTGGTAGCAAGATCACCAAACTTGCTCTTAACCTTTGGAGCCAAACCAAGCTCCTTGTGCATCTTCCAAAGCTCAAAGTAGAAATCGCACACTGGGCAAGCCTCGTTTTGAAGCTTGCGGCAGAAATAATTCTTGAGCTTACCCTCCTCATCAGTGTAACGATGGATAACAGCCTCGGCATAGAAAGGCTTGCTATCATCCTTCCAAGGAAGGATACGGATAGTGTTCTTCCCAGGTTCTACCTTAAGATACTTCTCCCCACCTTCGCTACCGCTACCAGCGGTCTTGCCCTTAAGGAGTTCTTCGTGCTTCTTGCGTAGTTCATTTAGGTTCATAATTTTTCTCTTTTTTGATTAGTTGTAAAGTTTTGTTTCTGATCGTAAATTCGCACTAAGTTGGATAAGCATATCTTTCTTATGTTCCAACATAGAGCAAATAGCCTTTAAATATCCGTAAATTTCTTCTTGGTAAATCAGATCTGATTTAAGTTTAATGTATTCTTCGTTGGATTGAACGTAATCTTCCAAATAAGATGCAGTTGCCTTTGCACCCTTACTCTTATTGTTCAACAACTCATTATTCTTCGTCAAGGAATACATGGCTTGGTTATGATTAGCCATAAGATCTATCCTATGCTTCTGCCAAATCAGAAGCCCGTGGTAGTAAGAATAGACTGTGGTATGCCTAGCTAGTTCGGAGGGTAAAGCATCTTTGTCGATGCTAGCCAACTTATTATGGATTTCTAGATACTTGTCAATATCCAGGTCCTTGAGTTGATCTTTGGGTAAATAATACATAGAGTTATTATAGCCTGAGTTGGCTTGAAATCAAGCCTCAGGTTAAAAATTTCATCCTGAGGCATCCTGGCTGGCCATCTCAGCCTCTGATACTTCTTCCATGGTAAGATTAGTATAATTTACCGAAGCGTTAATTCTGTAGTGTTGCTTCGCATCCCTGGCTTTCACTACATAGACTCTCATCCGACCCTTTTCATATTCTTCCTCGGTTTGATTCAAGGAGATTGCCCAGTCAGCAGGACGGATCTTACCATAAGAATCACCTAGCTCTGCATCCGTAATGGTTGCTACCTTCTTACCACTTCTGTTAGTCTGGGTAGCAGTCCAAACTAGAAGATTATGCTCCATGGCCAGCCCACGAAGTTCCTGTGCAATTCTCTCCTGAGCCATGTATTCGGCATCAATCTGACGATTTGGGCGCAGAAGCTCAAGATAGTCTACTATCAGAATCTCAGGAACAAATTCATGGTGTAGCTTTAGCTGAACTAGCAAAGCACGAATCTGATTTACATTAAGTTGTCCCACTGGGAACTCCTTAATGATCAGTTGAGCACCATCAAACTTCTTTTGAACTTGTGATAGTCTCTCTTTCAGCAAAGGGTAAGTTGCCTTATCCTTGAGCTTATGATTTGGCACCAAAGTAAGAATAGAGTCGAATCTCTGAGCAATCTTGTCTTCAGCCATCTCCAGAGAGATGTATAGCACCTTTTTGTTTTCCTTAAGAGCGATAGCACCTTGATTTACTAGGTAGAGTGACTTACCTACACCAGGAGGGGCAATAACTATTGCAAGCTCCTTGGAGTTCAAACCACCATCCAAGAAGTTATTAAACGTATTGAATACAGTCTTATACTTCTTCTTCTGCTTATCATCAAACAAGCGATGGAATCTATTATCTACGTCCTGGAAGTATAGCTGACCCACGTTCACTTCGCGGGAAACCAACATCGCCTCACGAACCTTCTCTTCAATCTCCGAGATACGATTCTCCTTGAGTAGGACTACGCTCTCCTTAATTGCTTGTGAGATGGCCTGCTTACGCGCAAAGTCCTCCACAAGATCGAGGACGAACTCTCTATTCTCATTTACAGATGAGTCGATGTTATTGATTTGCTCAATATCATCCTCATACTCAGAAAGGAGTTGACCCTTGGGAAGATTCTTCTTAATATCTTCTAGAAGAATCTCATCAGGGGGAATTACCTTATACTTATCATAGTGAGCCTTTACTCGATCAAAGATAAAGGCATAAGATGGGAACTCAAAATATTCAGACTTTATCAGACTTGAGATCTGAGAATAGAAATCCTTATCGTGCTTAACAAGATAAAGGATACCACGTTGAATATTATCTGAAAATGAATAAGTCATTTTATAGTTTGGTTAGAGTTAGAGCGGCCTCGATTAAAGTTTTTATTATTACCTGTGTGCTTTTCTACAACTTGCTCTCTGGCCTTCTTGGCACTTTGAGCCTGTTCATCCGACATCTTTTTCGCTAATCCATTTTTAGTCATGAAATCAATATCTGGTAGAACTGCCTTATAGTGGGCAGCACCACCTACGCCCTCAATTCTCTTTTTACTTCCCTCTATGGAAGATTCATAGAATTGATTAGCTTGGTCTTTATTATACCCTTCATGGTTAAATTTTTGAACTTTTCTTCTGACCTGATCATCAGACTTTTGAGTCCAAGCATATCCAGAGCATCTTTGAGTCGCATACTTACCACAAGTATGTTTTCTTCTCTTAGGTGCTGAGACAGCCTTAACCATGAACTCTTCGTCACAGTGCTCACAGTATAGGGGGTAACACTTTTTAGTCTTACCCCCAAACCTAGGATCGTGAACAATCCCTTTGTATTTCATTACCATGATTAGCTTCCGCAGCTATTATCACCGATTCTGCATACTTCGGCTGACGCAGCTTCAGTAGCAACAGTCTTAATGACTGGCTTTGCATACTTCTCAATGTTCTCTTCAGTGAGTGGAATAGCTTGCAATGGTTCCATCCCCTTAGAGCCAGCACGATAAACAGTAAGACCCTTTAGATATGGAGCATACTGCAATGCAACCTTGGAAATCTCTTCCCATTGAGCAGTGTTTGGTAGGTTGATCGTCTTGCTGATCGCGTTGTCAATATAACGCTGGATCGTGGCTTGAACCTTCATATGCTCCTCGGGGGTTACATCATAGGCTCCGACGAATAAACCTAGATCCTTTCCTTGCTCCAAATATTCCTTGAAGAGGGGGTCCAACACAACTTGTTCTGCCCAAGTGTTAGCTACACGGTATCTACGCATATACATAGCAGCGAAGATTGGCTCTATTCCACTTGAAACTCCGTGGACCATTGAAATAGTTCCGGTTGGTGGAACCGTCAACATAACCGCATTACGAATACCATGCTCCCGAATCATCATTCTGATTCTAGCAGGTAGCGTTCTAGCAAAGCTTTCTTGCAGGTAGAGTTTGGCGTTGAATGCAGGGAATGGGGCCTTATCACGAGCTAGATAGACTGAAGTCTTGTAAGCCTCATCACGGATCGTTGCAAAGAGTCTATCAAGGAACTCCAAGCACTTCTCGGAACCATACTTAATTCCTAGCTTGATGAACATGTAGTGCATACCGAGAACACCAAGACCAACTCGGCGTGATCTCTGTCCAACTTCATCACACTCTGGAATTGGGTAGTGGTTTACCGTTAGGACGTTATCCAAGAATCGGATACCAAGTCTTACGGTATTAGCCAGCTTCTTCCAGTCAAACTCACCATTGTCTTCCACCATGTTAGCAAGGTTGATGTTGCCTAGGCAGCAGTTTCCGTATGGTGGTAGAGTAATCTCACCACATGGATTTGTAGCATTCATACGTTCAAAGTATGAAACGTTGGTGTAGTTGTTAGCTAGATCAATATTGAAGATTCCTGGATCGCCAGACTTAACTGAGTTCTCCCAAATCTT